AACTGGCCCAGTCTCTCCGCGGCCAGTTTCGCGCCATCCCCGGCGGGGTGGTCGGCTGGGACATGACGGCCGCCTTGGCCATGGCCGAGGCGCTGGGCCTGAACCGGCTGATCGCGGCTGAGCTTCTGCCCCTGATCGAACCCTTCGCCGTGCGCGGCATCAACGCCCAAGTGAGAGCCACCCAACATGACGAGACTGGATCATGACCGGCCGGACTGAACGCCGGGTCTCGGTGCGCCTTGTCGCAACCGGTGGCCAAGCGCTGAAGGCCGAACTGGTCGGCATCGGCCAGGAAGGCGCCCGCGCCCTAACCCTGATCGAAGCAGCGGGGCCCCGGGCGGCGGCGGGGCTCAACGCAGCCGGGGTCTCGGCAGGCGAGGCCATGCGCCAGATGCAGGACCTCGCCGATCGCGCTGCGCGGGCGGCAACCGCCTTGCGCCAAGCGGGCGCCGTGTCCGGCACGGTCATGAACACAGTCAACCGCTCGACTGGCGTTTCAGGCGGCATGGCGCGCGATGCGGCCGATGTGGCAGCCTATGGCCGGGCTCTCGATGATCTTCGCGCCAAGCACAACCCGCTTTTCGCGGTGGTGCGGGAGTATCGATCGACACTCACCGAGATCCGGCAGGCCCATCGCGTGGGGGCGATTTCGGCGGAAGAGATGACGGCCGCGATTGCGCGCGAACGGCAGGCAACCCTTGCCAGCATCGCGGCGATCAAGGGGCGCACCACCGCGCTGGGCGGCATGAGCACGGCGACCCGCAATGCCAGCCACCGCATGGCGAACCTGTCCTTCCAGCTTCAGGACATCGGGGTGTCCCTCGCGGGCGGCATGAACCCTTTCATGGTAATGGCGCAGCAAGGCAGCCAGATTTCTCAAATCTATGGGTTCGGGAATGGCGGGGTCGGTGCGCTGTTCCGCGATCTGGGTGGCATGGCCCGCACCCTTGGCCAAGGGGTGCTGCAAGTCGCCGGGCGCTTCCCGCTGGTGACGGCCGCCGTGGCTCTGGGCTCGGCCGCGATTGCCGGGATGCGCAACGAGATCAACGAGACTACCGGCGCGCAGGTGAGTTTCACCGACGTAGCCCGCGCCGCCTGGCAGGTCTTTGCAGAGAACGTCTACCAGATCGGCAAGCCCGTCTTCGATACGATCCGTGGCTGGTGGGACAATGCCGTCGCCTGGGCGGATTGGGCCTGGGAGCGGATTGTCGATGGCGTCATCTGGATGGGCGACCTTGTCATCAACGCCTTCAAGGTCGCAGCCGCAGGCGCCACATATGCCTTCCAGGGCGTGCCGGATGCCGTCGGGGCCCTCGCGGTTGGTGCCGCGAATGCCGTGATCGATGCCGTGAACTGGATGATCGAGAAGGCGCTGGCGGGGATCAACGCCCTGGCCGAGGCGGCGAACGCCGCGCTCGAAGCCGTCGGCCTTGATCCGGCCTTGTCCACATTGGACCCGGCGACGTTTCGGATCGACAGCGTAGCGAACCCCTATGCCGCGCGGGATGCCGAACGCCGGGCGGCCTTGGCGGCGCAAATCCGCGGCATCGTTTCGGGCTCGCCCCTCTCGGAATACTTCAACGATGTCCGCGATCGGGCGCTGCAAATCTCCATCACGCCCGACGATCCGGCTGCCGGGGGCACAGGCGGTGGTGGTGGTCCATTGCAGACAGCCGAGGAAGTGGCTGCCGCGGCCGATGTGGCTGCCACCGGCTGGGCGGCGGTCAGCGAGGCGCTGTCGACCTATGCCGCGGAGGCCGCAAACTGGGGCGGCAGCGTGGGCGAAGCGATCACCTCGGCCTTCCGTGCCGGGGAAGAAGCCGTTGCCGAGTTCGTCCGCACCGGAAAGCTGGATTTCTCGAGCCTTGCGACGTCGATCATCGCCGATCTCGCCAAGATTGCTTTCCGCCGCTTCGTCTTTGGCCCCCTCGCCTCGGCGTTGGGCGGGGTTTTGGGCGGTATCGGCGGCGGCTTGGGCGGGGCCAAGATCAAGGCCGGGGTCTACCATTCCGGTGGCCGCGTGCCCGGCCCCGCCAGCATGATGATCCCCGCGGCTGCGCTGGCCGCCGCCCCGCGCTTTCACAACGGCGGCGGGATGGGCCTGGGCTCCGACGAATACGCAGCCGTCCTTCTGCGCGGCGAACGCGTCCTGAACCGTGCCGAAACCCGCGCATGGGAAGGCGGGGCAGGCACCACCGTCAACATCTACGCCCGCGATGCCGAAAGCTTCCGCGCCTCCCGCGCGCAAGTCGCCTCCGACATCGCCCGGGCCGTGGCCTATGGCCGAAGGAGCAGCTGAATGGCGTTTCACGAGATCAGGTTTCCGGAGAGCATCAGTCGCGGCGCAAAGGGCGGGCCGGAACGGCGCACGCGCATCGTCGAACTGGCCTCGGGCGACGAGGAACGCAATGCCTCCTGGGCAAACTCGCGCCGCCGCTATGACGTCTCCTATGGTGTGCGTCGGGCCGACGATCTGGCGGTCGTTGTTGCCTTTTTCGAGGCCCGCAACGGTCGCCTGCACGCGTTTCGGTTCAAGGACTGGTCGGACTACAAGTCCTGCCTGCCCTCGGCCACTCCCGCCCCCACCGACCAGATCATCGGCACCGGGAACGGATCGACCACCACCTTTGCCCTGACCAAGACCTATGCCTCAGGCGCGCAATCCTGGGCGCGGGCGATCATCAAGCCGGTTGCAGGCACCGTCACTGTATCGCTGAACGGGGTGGCCCAAGGCTCAGGGTGGTCGGTCAACACCACCACCGGGATCGTCACCTTCACTGTTCCTCCCACCACCGGCGCCGTGATCCGGGCCGGGTTCGAATTCGACGTGCCGGTGCGCTTCGACACTGACGAGTTGCCCGTCACGCTCGACATCGAACGCACCGGCTCCATCCCCTCCATTCCGCTGATCGAGGTGCGCCGATGACCCCACCCAAGGACCGCAACTCGATGGGTTTCGTGGCCTATGTCTCTCTGGCCCTCGCCCTTTCTGCCCAGGGCGGTGCCGCCATCTGGTGGGCCGGGATCATCAACACCCGCGTCGCCATGATCGAACGGCAGGTCACCGAGCTTTCCGTCATTCGCCCCGAACAAATCCGCGACATGGCCGAGGCGCTGCGCGCGATCGCCGTCATCGAGGAGCGGATGATCCGCCTCGACGAGAACATCGCCCGCATCGGCGCCGCCGTCGGCCGCCTCGAACAACAGGACCGCACCCCGTGAAGACCCTGCCCGCGGGATTTCAGGCGCATCTGGACGAAGGCACCACCACACTGGCTTGGTGCTGGCGGCTACAACGCCGGGATGGCGCCATCTTCGGCTTTACCGATCATGATCGGGTGCTGGCCTTCGCGGGGACCAGTTTCGAACCCGAGACTGGCTTTGCCGCCAGCGAGATCAGAAGCCTTGGCGATCTGTCGGTCGACGCTCAGGACGTGCAAGGTGCCCTGCGGTCTGACCGGATCACCGAGACCGACATCGCCGATGGGCTCTGGGACAATGCGGCCGTCGAGGTTTGGCTCGTGAACTGGCAAGCGGTCAACCAGCGCGTGCTGATGCGGCGCGGCAGCATCGGCGAGATCAGACGCGGGCGACATGCCTTCACGGCCGAGGTGCGGGCGTTGGCGCACCTGCTAAACCAGCCTGTGGGCCGGACGTTTCAGTATTTCTGCGACGCGACCTTGGGCGATGCGCGCTGTGGGGTGAACCTGACCGGCTCACTCTATCGGGGCTTAGGGTCCGTGACAGCCACGATCGGCGACCGGCGCTTCACCGTCGCGGCCGGTCTCGGCGCTTTTGCCTCGGGGTGGTTCGATTTCGGGGTGGTAGAGTGGACCTCGGGCGCGAATGCCGGGAGGCGGGCGGAGGTGGCCAGCCACACGCTGGCCAGCGGCACGGCCACGATCACCCTTATCGAAGCGCCGGTGCGCCCGATCGCCCCGGGCGACGCCTTCGCGATCACCGCAGGCTGCGACAAACGCCACGCCACCTGCCGCGATCGGTTTGGCAATGCGCTGAACTTCCGTGGCTTCCCCTCGATCCCCGGCGACGATCTGGTCACCCGTTACCCGAACGAGACCGACGCCAACTCCGGCGCCCCCCTGCGCCCGCTTGCCGATGGCTGAGACCCGCGCCCCGACCGATCCCGCCCGGGTGGTGGCGATCGCGGAACGCTGGCTTGGCACGCCCTACCTGCATCAAGCCTCTGCTCGAGGCCTTGGCACTGATTGCCTTGGCCTCGCCCGCGGAATCTGGCGCGATCTGCATGGGGCCGAACCCGTCTCCCCGCCGCCCTACACCCGCGACTGGGGCGAGAGCAGCGGCCGCGAAGTGATGTGGGAAGCGGCCCGCGCTTTCCTGATCGAGATCCCCGTGGGCGCCGCCGAACCCGGGGCGCTGATCCTCTTCCGCATGTTGGCAAACGGCCCGGCCAAGCACTGCGGCATTCTCGTTCTCGGCCCCGCCCTTATCCACGCCCGCGAGACCACGGGCGTCACGCGCGAACCCTTCACCCTGCCCTGGCGCCGCCGCGCCGTGGCGGCTTTCCTCTTTCCAGGCTGATCCCCATGGCAACCATGCTCCTCGCCGCTGCCGGTTCCGCAATCGGCAGCGCCTTCGGTGGTGCGTTTCTCGGCTTCAGCGCGGCCACGATCGGCGGTGCGATCGGCTCCTTTGCAGGCTCGGTCATCGACAGCCTGATCATCGGCTCGCTCGCTCCCGACCAGCGCATCGAAGGCGCCAAGCTTGATGACCTCCGCCTGACCTCGGCCACCGAAGGGGCCGTGATCCCGCGCCTTTACGGCACGATGCGGCTTGGCGGGAACATCATCTGGGCCACGGATTTCCGCGAGGAACAGTTCCGCCAGACCCAAGGCGGCGGCAAAGGCGGCGGGCCAAAGGTCGTGACCGAAGGCTACCGCTACTACGCCTCCTTCGCCGTGGCGCTCTGCGAGGGTCCGATCGGTGGCGTCTGCCGCATCTGGGCCGATGGCAAACCCTTCGATGTGCCGGGCGCCGTCATTCGCGTTCACTTGGGCACGGAAAGCCAAATGCCCGACCCGTTCATCGAGGCGAAGGAAGGCGCTGGGCAGGCCCCGGCCTATCGGGGCGTGGCCTATGTCGTGTTCGAGGATCTGGCCCTTGAGACCTTCGGCAACCGCTTGCCCCAGCTGTCATTCGAGGTGATCCGCCCCTCGCCCGATCCCGCCGCCATGGAACGCCTCGTGCGCGCCGTGAACCTGATCCCCTCGGCGGGCGAGTTCGTCTATGCCACCCAGACCGTCACCCGGACCACGGCCGCCCCAGGGCTTTGGAACAGCGGCGGCGGCAATGGCACTTCGGTGCCAGAGAACGAGAACAGCGTCGAAGGCCTGCCCGATCTGGTAGCCTCGCTGAACCGGCTGGATGCCGCCCTGCCGGACTGCGAAGCGGTGTCGCTGGTCGTTTCATGGTTCGGCACGGACCTGCGCGCAGGCAACTGCCAGATCAAACCGGGCGTGGAATCAGCCACCAAGACCACCACGCCGATGGTCTGGCGGGTCAACGGCGTCACGCGCGCAGCGGCCCATGTCGTTTCCACTGTCGATAGCGGCCCGGCCTATGGCGGCACGCCCACCGATGCGGCGGTGGTGCAGGCCATCCAAGAACTGAAGGCGCGCGGCAAGCGCGTGACCTTTTACCCCTTCATCCTGATGGATATCCCGGCCGCCAATACTCTGCCGAACCCCTATTCGCCGAACGGCACCACCCCCGGCCAGCCGGTCTATCCCTGGCGCGGCCGCATCACCTGCGCCCCGGCAGCGGGCTTTGCGGGCACGGTCGACAAGACGGCCACCGCCGCCAGCCAAGTGGCCAGCTTGTTCGGCTCGGCTGCGCCCGCGCAATTTTCTGTGTCGGGGACGACAGTCAGCTTCACCGGCAGCGGTAGCGATTGGGGCCTGCGCCGGATGATCCTGCACTATGCGCACCTCTGCGCGGCCGCCGGGGGCGTCGATGCTTTCCTGATCGGCACCGAGATGCGCGGCCTCACGCAAATCCGATCCGGCGCCTCGACCTATCCGGCCGTCGCCGCCTTCGTGCAACTGGCCGCCGATGTCAGCGCGATCCTCGGGCCCGGCACCAAGGTCAGCTACGCCGCAGACTGGTCGGAATACTTCGGCCACCAGCCAGCCGATGGATCGGGCGACGTGTTCTTTCACCTCGATCCGCTCTGGGCCTCGCCGAATGTCGATTTCGTGGCCATCGATAACTACCTGCCGCTCTCCGACTGGCGCGACGGCGATGACCACCTCGATGCCCTGGCCGGATGGACCGGCCCGCAGCAGACGGCCTATCTGCAAGCCAATATCGAGGGCGGCGAAGGTTACGACTGGTTCTACGCCTCCTCGGCCGACCGCCTGGCGCAAATTCGGACCCCGATCACGGACGGTGTCGGAAAGCCTTGGGTGTTTCGGCCGAAAGACCTGCGGAACTGGTGGGGCCAACCGCACATCAACCGCCCAAGCGGCGTTGAAAGCGGCGGGCCGACGGCTTGGGTGCCCGGATCAAAGCCGATCCGCTTTACTGAGGCGGGCGCGCCTTGCGTCGATCGCGGCACTAACCAGCCGAATGTCTTTGTCGACCCAAAATCCTCCGAATCCCTGCTGCCGCATTTCTCGCGTGGCTGGCCCGACGAGTTCATTCAGCGTCGCTATGCCGAGGCCCTGATCGGCTACTGGGCAAACCCGGCCAACAACCAGGCCGCCAGCCTCTATTCCGGCCGGATGATCGAGACCGCCGAGATTGCACTTTGGACATGGGACGCCCGCCCCTTCCCGGCCTTCCCCGCCCGCAGCGATGTCTGGTCGGATGCGGAGAACTGGCGGCTGGGGCATTGGCTCACCGGCCGCGCCGGTGCCACCGGCCTTGCAGAACTCGTGGCCGAGCTTTGCGCCCGCGCTGGGCTGGCCCCGACCGATCTGGATGTCACTGACCTTGCCGGGTCGGTGCCGGGCTTTGCGGTCAACGCGATCGAAAGCCCCCGTGCCTCAATCGAGACCCTCGCCCGCCTCTTCGGTTTCGACGCCTTCGAGGCCGAGGGCAAAATCCGCTTCCGCATGCGTGGGCAACGGCCGGTCGCCACGATCACCCTTGACACGCTGGTGGCCGCCAGCCGCGAGGCCGAGGATCTGGAATTGACCCGGGCTCAGGAAACCGAACTGCCCCTCGCCCTCAAATGGCGGCTGATGGCGCGAGATGAGGAATTTGCTGGCATCACCGTGGAGGCGCGGCGCATCACCGTCGACACCGCCCGCATCTCGGCCGAGCAACTGCCCATCGCCTCGACCAGCGGTGCCGCCGAACGCGGGGTGCGCCGAGCCCTCTTCGAGGCATGGGTCGGCCGCGAGAAGGCGAGTTTTACCCTACCGCCGTCACGCCTGGCGCTGGACCCGGCCGATGTGATCCTGCTCGATCACGACAACCGCCTGATCGAATTCGCCCTGACCTCGATCACGGACGGCGCAGGACGGCGAGTCGAGGCGCGCCGGTCGGATCGCGCGCTTTACGATCTGGCCCCTGGCAGCGATCGTGGCGCGACTTCGGGGGCAAAGGCGGT